GTTAAACGGGGCAGCGCGGCGGCGAAGCCTGCGACCCGCCGTAAGGCGGGGGCAGGCCGAAAAAAGGGTGCTAAGTACCGAGCCGTGAGCACGCCCCAACGGGGCAGCGCAGCCCCGAAGCCCACGACAGCCCGAAGGGCTGGGGTGGGCCGCAAAGAAGGTTGAGCAAAGCGAAACGAGCGTTGAGGACAGCGGCTTTGCCGCTCCGCAGACGCGAAGCCCACAACGCGAAGCGAGGTGGGCCGCAAAAGGAGGAAGAAGCAATGATTTGCCCGTATTGCGGAGGAAAAACGGCCGTCTACCGAACGGTTTCGGAAGAGGAAAGAGTGTGGCGATATCGCAGGTGCCTGTGCAGCAAGTATCATCGCTTTCGCACAGTGGAGAGCATGGCGATATCTGAAAATGGCAGGGAAGAAGAAATGGAAAAAAAGAGGGGCGCGAAGAAAAGGGGGACAGTCCGCAAAGAAGGGTGAGAAGCCTGCGACAGCCTGAAAGATGGGCACAGACCGCAAAAAAAGAGCCCTCCGGCGCGGCTGGCGTCGATGGGCTCCAAAGGTGGCACAAGAAGATCATAGCACAGGGGGCAGAAGGATGCAACAGAATCACGAAACGGAACGGAACGAGCAGCATGTGTGCGCGGCTCCTGGCTGTACGGCGCTGTGCACGGGGGAATACTGCCGCAGGCACAAGCCCAGACATCCCATGGCCGTGTATCTGGGACGGGCTACCGGGCTGAAAAAGGAGATTCGGGAAACAAAGGAACTGCTTTGCCAGCTGCGGGAGCAGGCCACCCGAGCCACCAGCCGTCTGAGCGCCACCCGGCTGTCCGGCACCGGCCGGCATGACGCCATGGCGGGAAACGCTATCCGCATTGTGGAGGCGGAGGAGCGGCTGGAAAAGATCATTGCCGATTGGGCAGAGGCGCTGGCCGTGCGAGTAGTCCTGCTGAGCCGGATGGAGGATCCGCGGGAACGGCGGCTGTTGGAGCTGCGTTATCTGCATGGACTCAGCATTGAGGACATTTGCGTACGGCTGAACATGGAGCGGATGCAGGTCTGGCGGGTGCAGGGAAGCGCATTGGAGCACTTCCGGGAGGTGTATGAGAGGGAACAGAAGGGGGAAAAATAAAAAAAGCCGGGGACTATTCCCCGGTTTTTTTAGCGGCCATATCCGCCCGTATGAGGGACTTGAGATAGCCCTGCAGGTTGGGCTGGCTTTCCAGATGGGCCAGCAGATCGGGCTCGGTATTGCGGTTGATGGCCAGCTGGAAGCGGCGAATGTTGTTGGCCATGTATTTCATCTGGGGGCCGTAGTTCTTTTTGTCTTCGCTCATGGGGGCTCCTTTCTGTAAAGGGCGCGCAGTCGAAGCCTGCAACGCGCAGCGGGACAGGCCACAACAAGGGGGCGAAGGCCCAGAGCCGGGGGAGTGGCCGCTCCAGCTCTGGGCAGTACGTTACTTCTGACGCTTGTAGATCACGAACAGAAGCACCAACGTAGCGGCGGAACAGATCACCTGAATGATGTCCAATGCGATTTCCATCGTTGCAAATGAGACGCAGTTGTGATATTCTGAACACAAGGGTAAGCGAAACGAACAGAGAGTTTTGCTTACCCGAAGCCCACAACACGCCGTGAGGCGTGGAGTAGGCCGGAGGAAGAGAAGGGCTTGCGCCCTTCCCTTCCCGCCTGATTACCTATCGAGCAGCTTGGTGGCTAACTCGACGAGCGCGGCGATCAGGTTCAGGAGCGTCGTGAGCATTGCCATCTTGACCATGGCTTGTTCACGACGCTTTTGTTTGCGTCCCATTTCCTTCACCTCCTTTCGACATTGATAGTATAACATATATGTACATATATTTCAATAGCTTTTGAAAAATATTTTTGGCGTGTTATAAAATGATACATACACCTGTGTTATAATGGCAATGTTGAGAAATACAACGAGGGAGTGCCCGGCGGGCGCTCCCTTTTGCGTTGGCGGAAATTGGGCGGAGGGCGATTCACCATCCAGTAGGACGGCTGCTTTGTCGGCCGCTGTCATGCTGTACTCCATCACAGTGAGGCGAAACAACGATGGCAATAAAGGCACTGCATCTGTGTGCCGCTCCCGGCTGTCGGAACCTTTGCCGGGAAAAATACTGCGAGGCACATCAGCCGCAGCGGTTCGACGGGCGGAGGAATGCGGCGGCGCGCGGGTATGACCGGCGTTGGGCGCGCTTCCGGGCGTGGTATCTGGCCCAGCCGGAGCATCAGTTCTGCACGCTGCACATTTCCCCGAGGTGCAAAGGGCTGGCGGAGTGCATTGATCACATCGTTCCGCTGAATGGTCCCGACGATCCGGGCCGATTCGATCTTGATAATCTGCAGCCCGCATGTCTGGCCTGCAACACGGCCAAGGGACGAAGAATCATTCGCGGAACGTGGAGGTACGGCGTCCCGGCAGCTTCGCCGTCCGATGATAAGGCGTGACGCAGCCTGCAAGCCTTGCAGAACTGCGAATGTTCGATCAACGACGCGGCGCACGCTTTGCCCCCAGGGGGGAGGAAAATCCCTGCTGGGAAGCGACTTGGAACCGCGCCCCTACCCAAACGCGAAAAAAAGTCCTGAAATGGCTATGTTTTTATGAAAGGAGGCTGGCCGCATGGCGAGACCGCCGAAAGCCCTGGCTCAAGTGGAAGGACATTTGACGAAAGCACAGCGAGAGACACGGGAAAATGCGGAAAAACAGCTTTCTTCCGATGAAAAAATAGAAATGTCGGCTGCTGTTAAGAAGAGCAAGGTCGCTAAAGACCTGTTCAAGCGGGTGACGGGGCTGCTGGACAGCATCGGCATGGACGACGCATTCTATGAACCGGTGATTAACCGCTATTGTGTGATGACGGCGGAGTGTGAAACGCTGGAACATGACTTGCAGCGGACGGAGGAACTGCTGGACACGCTGGAAGACCGGCGGGAAGATATGGAATTTACAGATTATGTGCAGTATGCCGGGCAGCTGATGGCAACGAAACAGAAGATCACAGCGGGGCTGGACAAAAAGCGGGCCATGCTGCTGCAAATTGAAAAGGAAAACGTAATGACCGTGATGGGCAAGCTGCGTGCGGTGCCGAAGAAAGCGCCGGAAGATGAGATAGAAGAAGATCCTATGATGAATATTCTGAATTATCGCAGGGCATAAAGCGGGGAGAGAAAAGTGCATGAAGAACAGAGACCCATGATCCTTGGGGCGGATGGCCTTCCGATGGGCGGAAGCGGGCAGGGCATTATGAATAATGAAGCCGCGCTGCGGGTGATCGGCTTTGTAGAATGCCTGAAGCATGTGCGAAGCCCATGGACAGGAAAGCCCTTCAAGCTTTTGCCGTGGCAGCATCAGGTATTGAGCGACGTTTACGGAACCATGACGGAGCGCGGCATTCGGAAATATCAGACCTGTTATTTGGAGATTCCGAAAAAGAACGGTAAGACGGAGCTGGGCGCGGCGCTGGCGCTGTATCACCTGTTTGCGGATGGGGAGCAATATGGCGAAATTTACGGCTGTGCCGCTGATCGGGCTAATGCCGGTCAGTGCTTTGATACGGCGGTGGGCATGATCGACCAGTGCCCGGCGCTGAAAAAACGCTGCAAGCTGAAAATCAGCCAGAAAGAAATCTATGATACCGTCAGCCACAGCTTCTACAAAGCCCTGAGTGCGGAAGCCTTTTCGAAACACGGCTTGAACCTGAGCGCCTGTATTTTTGACGAACTGCACACCCAGCCGAACCGGGAATTGTGGGACGTTATGACAAGCTACGCGGGCGACAGCCGAGAACAGCCCATGTGGTATGTGATTACGACGGCGGGCGATGACCCGGATCGTCACTCCATTGGCTGGGAAATCCACGAAAAAGCCCGGCAGATCATTGCAGGGGAGCGGATCGAACCGACCTGGTACTGCAAAATTTACGGCATTGAGCCTGACTATGAGGGCGATATTTACGACGAAGAACTGTGGTATCGGGTCAATCCCAGCCTGGGGCACACCATCGACATTGAGAAAGTACGGCAAGCCGCCCTTTCCGCACGAAACAGCGAAGCGGAAGAGCGGCTTTTTCGATGGCTGAGGCTGAACCAGTGGATCAGCACAAAACAGGTGGGCTGGCTGCCGCTGCCCCTGTGGGATGAAACAGCAGCGGAGTTCTGCGAGAATGATCTGATCGGAAAACGCTGCTATCTGGGGCTGGACCTGTCCAGCACGCAGGATATTACGGCGGCAGTAGCGCTTTTTCCGCCGGATGATGGCTGTGACAAGTGGCGGTTTCTCAATTATGCGTGGTGCCCGCAGGACGGCATCCGGGAGCGAAGCCAAAACGACCATGTACCCTATGAAAAATGGTGCCGGGACGGCTTTTTGCAGGCAACGCCGGGGGACGTGGTGGATTATCGGGTGCTGGCGGCCAATTTGGAGCGCATCTGCCGCATTTTTGACGTGCAGCACATTATGACCGACCCATGGATGCTGCAATACCAGCAGCAATTATGGCCGGAATGGATGCAGGAAAAAGTGGTGGAGGTGCCGCAGACCATCGCCGGAATGTGTACGAGCATGAAGGAACTGGAACGGATGTTTCTGGCCCATGAGATCCAGCACGCCAAAAATCCGCTTGGACGCTGGGCCTTTGGCAATACGCGCATTGCGACGGATGGGAACGCCAACGCAAAGCCCATGAAGAACAAATCCATTGAGAAGATCGACCCGACGGTGGCGCTGATCAATGCCATGGCGGGAGCGATCCGGCTGGAACCCAGCCGCAGTATTTATGAGAGCCGGGGAATGAGGGTGGTTTGATGGGAATTTTGGATAAGATCAGGAGACGATACCGAAACGCCGCGACGGTGACGGCAGAGGATTCCCGCTTTTCCGCGTGGCTGGCCGGAAAAGGGTATGTACTGGGGCCAGAAAAAGCCCTGCAGGTGGCGGCGGTATTCCGCTGTGTGGACATCATCACCAAAACCATGGGAACGCTGCCCATCCACCTGATGAAACGGGTGGGCGAAGGCGGCCGGGAACGGGCGGAAAATCACCCGGTGTATCCGCTGGTATACATCCTGCCAAACCCTCAGACTACGGCGTATGAATTTAAGCAGATGTACGTGGCCAATCTGCTTTTGTGCCGGGGCGCTTTCGCGGTGATCCGCCGCGATCGGAACGGGTTTATCCGGGAATTATGGAAT